CGAACAGCGCCCCCGCCGTGGCGCGATCACGCTGGCCGACTACGCCGAGCCCTGGCTGGCCGAGCGGGAGCTGGAGATCCGCACCCGCGAGCACTACTCAAAGTTGCTGGCCAACCACATCGTCCCCGCCTTCGGCGACATGCCGCTGCCGGAGATCACCGCCGCCGAGGTGCGAACCTGGCACCGCCGGCTGGCCAGCGCGACCGGGCCCACCGCGCGGGCCCACGCCTACGCGCTGCTGCGCACCATCCTCAACACCGCCGTGGACGACGAGTTGATACCGGCGAACCCGTGCCGGATCCGCGGCGCGGGCCAAACCAAAGCCGCGACCGAGATCCGGCCGGCGACTCTCAGTGAGCTGGAGATCATCGTCACTACCATGCCGGACCGCTACCAGCTCGCCGTCCTGTTGGCTGCGTGGTGCGCCCCGAGGCAAGGGGAGCTGCTGGAGCTGCGCCGCCGCGACGTTGACCTTGACACCGCGCAGCTGCGGATCCGGCACTCCGTGGCCCGCACCCGCACCCAGGGGCGGATCGTGAAAGACCCGAAAAGCGCCGCCGGTAAGCGGGTGGTGTCCATCCCGCCGCACCTGCTGCCGGCGATCGAAACCCACCTGCGCCGGTTCGCCGGACCCGGCCCGGACGGGCTGCTGTTCCCCGGGAGCACCGCGACGGGGCATTTGTGCGAGACAACACTGAATGATCACTGGTACAGGGCCCGCGCCGCCGCTGGCCGCCCGGACCTGAAATGGCACGGGCTGCGGCACACCGGTGCCACGTTCGCCGCGGGCACCGGCGCCCCGTTGAAGGATTTGATGCGCCGGTTGGGGCATTCCACCCCGGCGATGGCGCTGCGTTACCAGCACGCCGCCCAGGAGCAGGACGAGCGCATCGCCGCCGCCTTGTCGGCTATCGCCACCGCCGGCAACGTCACCCCCATCACCAAGAGGCCCAGGAAGAAGCGCCCCGCATGACCGCACTGATAAGGAGCCGAGTGAAGCCATGCCACTGCCACTGATCGACCCCAGCCCAGATCCCGACAATTTCCCGCTACGCCCGGACCACCCCGACTGGCGCCGGCTGTCCATCCTGATCCAGGAACTCACCGCGGAAGCCGACGCCGCCGGCCGGCAGCTCGACCCGCTCATTGAACCCGTGGTTGATCCAGAGTCGCTGGCCTACCTCACGTTCCAGCGCGCGCTCAGACTCCTACGTCTCAACACCCGCGAGGAAGTTGTTAAGCGCAAGGCAGACGTGGCGCGGTACGCGACGGTCTATACCGAGGCGTTCATTCTGGGTGCCCGCTACCAAACAGAAAAGCAAGGAGCCGAGCGATGACTGACCCGACCACGAGACAACCGCAGCTGGATATTTTCGCCGCCGGCGCCATTTGCGAGGCCCTGGTCCGCAGTGACATGGATTGCGAGGTGTGGCCGGAGGCCCCAGCTGGTGAGCCGAACAACGCATTGCTGCTGCGCTACTGGGGTAACACGTTCCGGATCACCGTCGACCTCGTTGAGAATCCCGGTGCGTAGCCGTCGAGAGGTTGAAGATGAAATGGACCGGTTGCGCGACGTGGTGAACGCCGGCACGAACCACACGGCTGATGTGATCTATCACTCGCTGGCGTGGGTGTTGGGTGAGGAGCACATCGCCCCATACGCGGAATTCGTTGCCGACTCATGAGTGTGTGGTTCACCTCCGATTGGCACTTCGGGCACCGCAACATCCTCACCCTCGGCGAGGGCCGCCCCTGGGCCACAATCGAGGAACACGACCAGGCGCTGGTCGATAGCCACAACTCTCTGGTTTCCCCTGACGACGTCGTCTTCGTCCTTGGCGACGTCGCCATGGGCGACATCAATATCTCGCTGCAACGGTGCGCCGCGATGCTGGGCCGCAAGTACCTACTGTGCGGCAACCACGACCGGCCCACGATGTGCCCCGAGGTCAAGCGCCAGGACTGGATTGACCGCTACAAGGTCGATGGCGGTTTCGTTGACGTCCAGACGGTCAACCAATTCCCGATCACCCTGCTCGACGGGTACACGGTTATCGCCAGCCACTACCCCTTCGCGGGGGAAAGCGTCGAGGGCCGCCCGGACCGGTTCACCGACCGGCGGCCCATCGACGACCTGGAACACTGGCTGGTCCACGGGCACGTGCACCGCTCGTGGAAGGTCAACGGCCGGCAGATCAACGTGGGGGTCGATGTGTGGGATTACCAGCCGGTACCCGCGATGGTGATCCGCGAGATTTGCGCTGGCGATTTGGAGGTGACGCCACGGTGACCCGAATCCCCGGCAGTGAGACGCCAAGTGATGATCGAACGCCGCCGGATCCCAGTTAGTCGTCGAGCTGTTCGGTGATTTCTTGGTGGCCTTCGCGGCGTTCCCGCCGGTGGGTGCGCCGCTTAATTTTCGCCAGCTCGCCACGCTGCCAGCGCAGGTAGCGGCGCCACCCGGTGTAGGCGTCGTTTTCGTCCCAGCTCCGTGCGATTCGCCGTCGGCGCATTTATGTTCGCGGCCGGATTTGTCGCACACCGCGCTGCGCCGGCAGGGTGAGCGCGCTCCCGGGGGGGAGCACGGCGCTAGCGAAGGGATCTTCGGTGGATCGTACGGCGCGTAAGAGTTCCCTGACTGCGGCGGTTCGAGCCCAGTAGGGCAGCTCAGTGTTGACGCGCACGCGTGTTTCCTCGCCCAGGCGAAACGCGTAGCCGTCAGCGGTCAGCGCGGACTGGTGTACCCGGTCTGTTGGTGTCATCTACTCCCTGCCCCCCGGCAGTGGTCCCGCCCACATGTCCCCGATGATTTGTTGGAGGAATTGGACGCGCTCCTCCCTGGGGCGGGTACTCAAAATCAGCTGCACAACGTCGAGCAGCGCCTGCGTTTGGTCAGAGTCCGGCAAGCCCATTACCAGACTCACCATGACATCGACAGGTGACTCGCCGGACTTGAGGTTTTCATAGCCAGGGGATTGAAAATAACCCAAATCGGCGAGGTGGGCTTGCGCCGCTTTCTCGTATGTGATATCAGTCCGCGTTCCCGCGCGCTTGTGGGCGAGTTGGACTGTGTCAACGATGATGCGCAGCTTGTCTGGCGAAATCACCGACACCTTGGCGCCCGGTTTCAGCGCCGCCACCAGCAGCGCCCACGCCGACGGTGAAATCGCATTATCGCATAGCTCCGCCAAGTACCGGACGGAGAATCTGCGGGTACTCGCCGCTTGTGTGCCCTCAGTGGTTGTTGATACGCCGGCGTCGAGGAGAGCCCGCCGGAGCCGGCCGCGGCCACAGCCGCCATTGTCGTCATTGCTGGTGTGGTCTGTGTCTGGTGCCGCCACGTTTCAACGTCCTCATTTCGCCCCGGATCGTCGGCAGCCTTCAGTGCGCGGGGTGACCGGCATGAAGCCCCGACATGTCGACCAACCCGTGAGGATCCTAACAACGAGCCGTGATCACACACAGTCCCACGGTCGCCCACAGCCTATTTGACAACGCACGGTAACCGGTGTAGGACTCTGCGTCATGTCCAATGATGTTAGACACGACAGCGGCCACGACGACCTCCTGGCCGGGCCGTGGCTGACGCCCAGGGAAGTCGCCGACCGTCTCCAGGTCGACAACGAAACCCTGCGTCGGTGGGCCCGCGAGGGCGAAGGTCCACCGTTTGTGCAGATCGCGAAGGCCACCCGCCGCTATCCACAGGCCGGGCTCACCGCCTGGATCCGGGAGCGAGCCCAGCTCGGCTCGGAGCGTCGCGCGTCCTAACCGGCGTCTTTGGCATGCCCTGACTGTCCAACAATCTTGGACACCTAACCCGTCCAAGCCACTCTTTCGCCATTCCCCATTCCCCACAAGAAGGCGATGACCCATGCCCATGTCCGTTGTGACCCAGCCATTCGCCGCCGCTGGCACGCTGGTCAAAGGGTTGCGTTGGCTCCTCGATTGGGCCACCCAGCACCCCAACATCCCCACAGAACAGGTCTACCTAGCCGACGACGGCACCGTCGAGGTGCAACTCAGCCCAGGCGGATTCGAAGCCCTCGGCGCCCTCGCTGATCTCGCCGACGAGCTACCCGGATCAGTGATCGAGGTCCGCGACACCGGCGGCCGCGCAGCCAGTGTCACCGCAAGTGGGGGTGTCGGCGCCACTGGCGGACCAGAAGTCGTGATCGACGCGTGGATCTACGACGCCGCGAAAGACGCGTTGCTGACTTCGCTGGGTGACCCGAACATCCCGGACCCGGTGGTGTGGCGAACCAGCGCCGAGCACCTGCGCGCGGTCGCGGCGGGGGGTGCGCGATGACCACTGAACCCATCGGCCCCCCGCCCCCCGACGACGACCCGCGTTTCGAGCGGTGGATCGCCGACGTGGGACCCCTGCGGGAAATGCCGCCATTCGAGGTCAGCCGATCGCTCTATGGCGCGTTTCTAGTGTTCGCGGGGCTCGCCGTGGCAGTCACCGTGGCCGGTTGGGGCGTGTTCGGTTACGCCCTGGGCTACGGCAACGTGAACGTCGGGTTGCTGCTGGTCATGTTGGCCGGCACGGTGCTGGTCACTACCGGTTGCGTTGGCCTGTACCTGGGCCGCCCACGGCCATGACCTCGGTGGAAACCACAGCGGTCGCAAGCCCGGCGGGCGCCACCGTGCGCGCACCCCGGGAAATGGTCGCCGAGGTTGACCCGGCTCGGGTGCACCCCGCGGCGATGGTATTTCCCCAGGTCACTGGGGCGGCGTATGCGGCCCTTAAAGCTGACATCGCCGAACACGGTCTCGTCGAGGCGGTTGTAGTCACCACCGACGGCGCGATCCTCGACGGCCGGGCCCGGCTTCGCGCCTGCCGCGAACTCGGTGTCCAACCCAGGTTTCGGGTGCTGGTGGGCGACCCGTGGCGTTACGCGATCGCCTGCAACTTGCCCCGGCTACCGGACATGAACGCCAGGGCAATAGTCGCCGCGACGATCGCCCTGGGCAACCCCCACGAACATCGCCGGCCCAACGCGCGCCAAGCGCAGGAGCTGTGCGACGTGTCGATGGGCTCCATGAACCGGGCGAAAACGGTGGTGCGCACCGGAACCACCAGCCTGGTTGATCTCACCGCCGCGGGCCAGGTGGCGCTAACCACCGCCGCCCGGGTCGCGGGGTTCCCCGCCGCGCAGCAGGACCGGTTCTGCGACCGAGTCCGAGCCGGTGGGGACCCCAAACTGATCGCCCGCCCCGGGTGGCGTGGTGATCACGAAGGTCCCACCCCCGGGTCCCCGGCGTCTCGCCGGGAAGCCCGCTACCGGCATGTGCAGGAGCCGGCGCTACGGGCGATGGCGGATTCCTTCGATGCCCTCGCGGTGGTCGTGTCCGCCGCCGACGCCGGCCTTGATCCCGCCATCACACCAGAACAGGCCGCGCAGTGGATACGCGACCTGTCCCGGCGAGCCCGCTCTTACCGCCAACTGTTGACCCAGCTCAAGGAGCGTAGCAATGAACAGCACCACGACGTATAGGCCCACACCAAGGCCGCCGACCGTGGCACGGTCGGCCCTGGCGGGGGCACCACCCTCGGCAACGCACACCGTCACCCAAATCCAGCCATCGCTGCTGTCGGTGGACCCACAGGTTCAGCGCCCCGAGGACGGCGTGCGGGTCGCCTCGATCGCCGGCGATTTCGAACCCGAGGCCCTGGGCGTGATCCACGTCTCCAAGCGCAACGACGGGACGCACCACATTATTGACGGCCAGCACCGTATCGCCGCGCTGAAAGTCATCGGCCGCGCCGACAAGCCCGTCACCTGCGTGCTGTGGGAAGGGCTGTCCCGCGCAGAGGAAGCCGCAATGTTCCGCCGGCTCAACAACACCCGGCAAGTGCAGATCCTCGACAGATTCCGGGTTCGGATCGTGGAGGGTGACCCGATCGCGTGCGAGCTGGCCGGGCTGCTCCACGCGCACGGCTGGTCGATCCGCAAATCCGGCGCCAGGGGCTCATTTTTCGCGGTCAGCGCGCTGGAGAACGTGTACCGGGCGCGTGATGGCGGCGACCGGGAAACCTGCGATTCGCTGATCCGGATCGCCACCGCCGCGTGGGGCCACGACTCCAACGCCTTGCGCGCGGAAGTCGTGTCCGGGATGGGTGCGCTGCTGCGTAAACACCCGCGCCTGGACATGCCGAAGCTCGTCACCGAACTGGCGAAACTCGAAGGCGGCCCACTCGGGTTGATCGGGAAGGCCAAGGCACTGCGCGATATCCGCGGTGGGCGAGTGTCCGACGCGATGGCCGAGATCCTCGTGAACCTGATCAACAAGCGCCGGCAGGGAGCCAACCGGCTGCCGGAGTGGGGTGCGGCGTGAGCGCCCAGGACCGGTCGAAGCCGGTGAACGAACTGCTGATCCGGGAAGGCCGCGAGCCTGTTCGACGTCGCCGCCGCTTCCCGATCGTGATCAAGGAACGGATCACCGGTAGCTGGTGGACTCGCACCTGGGCACGGATTCGTCTCCTCGTCACGGGGTGGGTTCGGTGACCACCTGCGCCTCGTGTGGCGCCGAGATCATTTGGTGCCGCACCGACACCGGCAAGCGCATGCCGGTGGACGCGCACCCGGCCACTGACGGGAATTTCATCCTCGACGGTGATCCGCAACTACCCACCGCCCGTTCCGTGGCGCGTGTCGATTCCGAACCGGGTCAACCGCTGCACCGCAGTCACTTCGCGACGTGCCCGCATGCCGACCGGTACCGGCGCACCACCGTCCTGGGCCCGGATCGGCCGGCGCCTCACCAGCATCTCTTTGGGGAGTAATCGGTGACCGAGTTCAGTCCCGCCGATTTTCAGCAAGCGGTCGAGTTGTCCTCCCGGGCCCTGGCGTGCGCGCGCGCTGGGGACTGGGTCAGCGCTGGTCAAACCGTCAAAGAGATCGAGAACCGGTTCGACGGGCCCGGGATCCAAACGCTGCTGTGCGGGCTCGCGGACACCCTGCTGCTGCATTACGGGGGGATTCCCGGGCCGGGTGCGGTGGTGATGCCGCTGTTCGTGGACAGCGACGGTGAAACCAGCGACGTGGATCAGACCCCGCCGGAGGTTCGGTGGGCTGGGCGGTTCATCGCCGCGTGGGGGGCGCGGGACGACGAAGCGTGCGCAGCGCTGTGCAATTCCTGCACCGACGAGCGCGAGTGGACCTACAACGTGGCCGCGTTGCTGGATGTGGTGGCCACCACGTTGAACATGGTGGGCGCGCCGTGACCGTGAGGATCCGGCCGGCGAATCGGTGGGCGCTGCCCGATGCGCAGCTGGTGTTACCCGCCGACGCCGATCGGCAGGCGTGGCTGGAGCAGCGCCGCAAGGGTCTCGGCTCGTCGGACGCGGCCTTGCTGATGGGTGTGGGTCACCCGGACGACTCGGAATACAAGTTGTGGCTGGACAAAACCGGCCGGATCGATCACGAGCAGCAAACCGAGGCGATGCGCCGGGGCATCTGGCTAGAACCCCACGTTGTTGAGTTTTTCGCCGACCGCACCAAGCTCGGGGTTCGCCGCTGCGGGTTGGTGGAACGCAAAGACACACCATTTCTGCGGGCCACCCCAGACAGGCTCACCGAAGACGGTGGGGTCCTTGAGGTCAAAACGATCGGCGCCTTCGCGAAGGTCGCGAAGGAGTGGCGCGACGGGCAGGTCGCCCGCCACGCCTGGGTCCAAGCCCAGTGGCAGCTGATGGTCACTGGCCGCACCCGTTGCTGGTTCGCGGCCTACGCCCTCGACCAGGAACCCATGATACGGGGCCCGTATGAGCGGGACGAGGCGCTCATACAGCGGATGACGCACCGGGCCAAGTTCTGGTGGGACCACTACGTCATCGCTGACCAGCCACCGCCGGTGGATCTGGACACGATCACCGACGAGGAAATCGCGCTGCGCTGGCCAGCGGAAACGCCGGGTTCCAGTGTGGACGCAGCGTGGCCGGCTTACCTGCGGATGATGCTCACGGAGCGGGCCGAACTGAAAGCGGCGGAGAAAGCCGCCGCGGACCGGTGCAAAGAAATCGACCGGGCGCTCAAAGCGGAAATCGGTGACGCCGAAGCGCTCCTCGTCGGGGAGCGACCCGTCGTCACGCTGAAAACCTATAACAACAACCCCAGCGTGGACCTTTCTCTGGAATCAGATCACCCCGAAATCTGGAACCAATACATCAAACGCGGCACCCACCGCCGCATTCACGTTGTGAAAGGCTGGCAAGACGCGTGACCAGCAATGACGTACCAACATCCGGTGGCACACTCGCGTTACGCGCCGACCAAACCGAGTGGACCGAACCACAAAAAGCCGCCCTCGCGCAATTAGGCGTCGGGGACGCCCCGTTGGGTGACCAGCTTGTGTTCCTGCACGTCGCGCAGCGGATGCGCCTCGACCCGTTCAATAAAGAGATTTACATGATCGGCCGGTGGGACCCTGAGTCCGGTCGCAAAAAGTGGACGATCCAGGTCGCCATCGACGGGTTCCGTTCCAAGAGTGAGGAGCACCCCGAATACGCTGGTATTGAGGGCCCGGAGTGGTGCGGCCCGGACGGTGAATGGCGAGACGTGTGGCTGTCCGATGAGCCACCGGTCGCGGCGCGATTCACCGTGTTCCGCAAGGATTGGGAACACCCGATTCGGGCGACCGCGCACTACCGCGAGTATGTGCAAACGAAAAAGGATGGTAAGCCCACCGCGATGTGGGCGAACCGCCCAGCGGGGCAGTTGGGGAAATGCGCGGAGGCGCTCGCGCGGCGTAAGGCGTTCCCGCGGAGTTTGCGGGGTGTCTACATCGACGAGGAACTCCAGCACCTCAGCAATCCACAGGCCGGACCGGTGGTTATCGAGTCGGAGCGCGTCGACAAGACACCGGCCCCAGATTGGGATGACCTGATTCACAAAGCGGTCCGCACGCAGGACGTGGACAAGCTCCGCCAGTTGTACGACATGGCGAAAGGCATGTTCCCCAACGATCGGGATTTATTGAACAAAATCGCCGAGGCCGGGGAGCGGGTCAAGCAGTTCAAAGCCGCGGTGGCGAACACCCCGGAACTCGCAGCCGAGCCAGAGCCAGAGCCCGACCATGAATCGGAGTTTGAGCCGGAGGGGGGCCTACCTCGGCCAACATTGCAGCAGCAACGCAACCGCCTATTCGCACTATTGCGTGACGGTGGGGTGTATGGAAACGACCGGGAACGTCGCTTGCTGATTGTTTCCCGCCTCCTCAACCGCCCGTCCTCTCAACGTGTTGGGTCGTTCGACGAATTAACCGAGGAGGACTACGAGCAAATCAACGCTTTCCTCCAGCGCCGCAAAAACGACGGCGACCTGACCCACACGCTCGCCGAGCTAGGCACCGATCACGGCGCCGAGCAAACCCCCGAATAACAGAAACAGGAGCCTCGTGCAAATGCCAACAACCACTACCAGGGTCCTCACTAACGAGGAAGTCGCCGCAGAATTCACGCGCCTGGTCGCCAAGCTGGCCCTGATGAAGCCGGTCGGTTACTTCCGGGCTCGCCCTCTCGACGAGGCCCTGTTGCAGGAATCGTTGGATCACATCACTGAGCATCCAGAAACCCATAATCAGACAGTGTGGGCCTCGAAAACTCCCTCCGGTGAGATCGTTGGATGCCTCGCGTACCACGTCCTGCGTATCGCCGGCGCAACACTGGAATGGAAAAAGGGTGACTGCTCATGCGGTGACCCCGAATGTCAAGCGGGCATCGAGTGCACCCTCGACGGCGAAGCCGTGTCTATTCAGGAGGGCGCCCGGGTCCGATTGGGCCTGTCCCACGGTGAGGCCGCCGCGTTGTTTTCGCCCTGGACCAGCATCACCATGATGTGGCGGATCGCAGAGGAGATCACCGAGGGCCGTGTGACCCGGAAGGCGGCCGCCTGATATGTCCACAAAAACCGCCGTCAAACTCAACTCCGATGTGATCACCGGCGACGAAGTCGACTTCCGCCAAGACGACCTGTTCCGGATCACCCTGCCCCGCGACGCGACCTTCTCGAAAGTCATCAAGGTGTTGATGGCGAAACAGGAGGAGATGGAAACCGTCGCCCGGTTCTACAAGGACTACCTATATCGGCCGACTGACGGCGCCGTCGCCACCGCCGCGGTACTCAAACGGCGGTATGGGATTGTGATGGGCAAACCGATGCCTGGTGGTTTTCTGCAACCGCCTATTCCACCGCAGGTGATCGAAGTCGCGGTCGGGCCGCACGGCAAAACGGTCCAGGCCCCGTGGGGCCAGATTTCGATTCCCACGATCGAAGGCGGCAATGTTGCGCTCGGATCCAGAGGCCACCCGGATTACGGCACGATTTTCCGGATCCAGGTGGATGCGAAACGCATGTACGAGAAAGAAATCAAGGCGTTCTTCGCGGACGTTGAGCGGGAGCTGCGCACCAACAGCATTTACCGCGGTAAGGCGGTGTGCGGCGCCGACGAGCTGAACTTCATCGAGGGCCTGGACACGTTCCGCGCCGAGCAGATCGTGTTCGCCACCGACGTGCAAGCCCAGCTGGACACGGCCCTGTTCGCCCCGCTGCGCTACCCGCAGGCCTACCGGCAGGAGAAGATCCCCCTCAAGCGCGCTGTGCTGCTCTACGGGCCGTACGGGACCGGGAAAACGTCGCTGGGGATGATGCTCGCCCAAGCCGCGACGGCGGCTGGGTGGACGTTCGTGATGGCCCGCCCCGGCCACGACCGAGTCCAGGACGTCCTCGCGACCGCCCGGCTGTACGCGCCCAGCGTCGTGTGGGTGGAAGACCTGGACACCGACACCGGCTCCAGCAACCCCAAGGCCGTCAGCGAGATGCTGGATGCCTTCGACGGGGTGAACAGCAAACAAGCCGGTGAGCTGATCGTGGCGATGTCCACGAACCACATCGACAGGGTCCCCCCGGGGATGCTGCGCCCCGGCCGGCTGGATTTCGTGTTGGAGATCGCAGCGCTGGACCGCCCCGCCACGGAGCGGCTCATCCGCGTGGTGGTCAAACCGGGCAGCCTCGCCCCGGACGTGGATTTCGACGCCGTCTACGCAGAAATGGGCGGGTTCTTGCCGGCGTTTATTCGTGCCACCGCAGACCGGGCCCGCTCCTTCGCGCTGAACCGCTCGGGTGGGAACACCGACTATGTACTCACCACGCAGGATTTGGTTAACGCCGCGAAGTCCTTGCACCCGCAACTGAGACTGCACCGAGAAGCAGCGGACCCCGCGCCGCTACCAACCCTGGATCGGGTTTTAATGGATCGGGTCACTAGCGCCATGGTCGGTGTGCGTGGTTTCGATTACGACAACGATCACGTACTGACGTTGAAGGCACCGGCCGAACCAGCCCGCAATGCGGTATCAGCGTGAACGCTTATTTGCTGGTGCTGCTCGGCGTGGTCCTCGGTTTTGTTCTCGGGCAGTGGTGGGCCGAAGCCACCGGTGGCAGCAGTGGCGGTAAATCCGATAAGGGGGATGAGGAGAAGTGAGCCGAACTGATTACACGGCGATCATGCTGTTGGTGGACCGCTCCGGCAGTATGGCCACGATCAAAACCGCGGCGGAATCCGGCATCAACGAGTTCATCACCAGCATGTGCGACGCTGAGGATAAGCGCACGATCCGGATCGCACAGTTCGACTGGGACTACACCGGTGGCGATTCCCGTGGTGGGCGAATGCGGTACGACACCCTCTGCGAATCGGTCGACCCATCGCAGGTTCCACCGTTTGTGCTGGATCCGAAGGGGGCCACGCCGCTGCTGGACGCCATGGGCACAGCGATCACCGAGTTCGCCTCGGAGCTGGCCGCGATGCCGAAGGACGAGCAGCCGGGCGTGGTGGTATTCGCCGTCATGACCGACGGCATCGAGAACGCTTCCCGTGAATACACCGCGGCGCAGATCCGGGAAATGGTCACGAAACGAGAAACAGAATCCGGTTGGCAGATCCTGTATTTGGGGGCGAACCAAGATGCGTTCGCGACTGGGTCCGAGCTTGGCATTCGCCGGGACCGGACGATGGCGTACTCGGCGACGGATCACGGAACACGATCCGCCACGCAATCGCTGAACTGCTACGTGGCGAGCGCGGCTTGTGGGCAATCGGTTCCTTTCACCGAGGAGCAACGAGCCGACGCGATCAGAGAAGACTAAGTCCCGCACTTTACCGAGGGGGAAGTCCATGGCAATCGCGGCGCCACCCGTACCGCTTGACGCATTACTCGAAGAGGTTCGCGTCAAATTCTCCGGCACCACCACCATCACCGGGACGCCGAAAATCGACGACCGAATGGCGTTCGTTGTGCACACCGTATGCAAAGCATTCACCGTGCAACGCGGGAACTCGGGAGAATTGATTCCCACCGCGACCATGGAAATCGTTGGGGTGGAGGTGAAATCGGGACCAACGTCACCAACTGGCGCCCCGGATTTATTCACTGACGGCGACTGATCGATGTCAGCGGCTCGACGTAGGCCGTCGCCCACCAGCCACCGAATCGGGCATGACCTCGGCGACGCAGTGCTGCCCTCGGCGCTGCGGCTGGTGGGCGCGGTCCGCGCCGGCGAACCGGCGGAGATCACCGCGGCCATCGCCGCAGCCCGCGAGGCATGCGAGCACCACCCGTACTGGGTCACGGCGCTGATCCTAACCCTCGCTGGGCTGGTTCCGGACGACGTGCCGCCGTCGAAGTTGCTCGCCTGGAACAACCCGGGGGGATCGGCATGACCTGGTTCAAAGTGGACGACACGCTTGCGTTCCACCGCAAGGCCGTCACAGCCGGGAATGCCGCGATGGGCATGTGGGTCCGCGCTGGATCGTGGTGCGCTCAGCAGCTCACCGACGGGTTCATCCCAGCCGATGTGGCCCTCACCATCGGCACGCCGGCGCAGGCGTCGCGCCTGGTCAGGGTGGGTTTGTGGCACGAAGTTGAGAATGGCTTTCGGTTCCACGAGTGGACACAAGAGGGCCGTCAACCCTCCCGCGACGAGGTGATGGACCGGCGACGCGCTGACCAGGCACGGAAGCGCGAGGCCCGGAAAAAAGGGGAAATTTTTAGCGGTGATCTTGAAAAAAGTGCCGACGGTTACCGGTCGGTAAAGAAAGGGCCGTTTTCTGAAACATCGCAGGTCGGTGACACATGTCCGCCCGGATTCCAAGCGGCGTCCGGCCGGAATCCGAGCGGCGTCCGCGCGTCCCGACCCGTATATAAAACAAGAACTCACCTTGAGGAGGAATCCAGCGTTTCCGAGGGGGGGTCTGGGGGGGAGGCGCTAGCGCCCAACCCGCCGGCCACGGAGGCGGCCACCTCCGCGCCGCGCAAGCGCGCCGCCGCAACCGCGCCCAAACCGCCGGATCGCGGCACCCGACTCCCCGAGGACTTCGCGGTCACATCAGCGATGGTCGCCTGGGCCCGGGCCAACACCCCCGGAGTCGACGGCCGCTGGGAAACAGAAAAATTCGTCGACTACTGGGCCGCGAAAACCGGAAAAGACGCCACGAAAAAAGACTGGGTACGCGCCTGGCGGAATTGGATGCGCGGCGCCCACGATCGCCTACCAAACAACCCGCGAAAAGCCAGGCTGGGTAACGACGCCAAAATCGCCGGCTGGGAAGCAATGAAAGAACACCCATCCTTCACCGCTAAAGAACTCACCCCAAGCGAGCAAAACCATGTCTCTGGACCGCAACGAGATCATCCGTCTGCTGCAACTCGCCGCCTGCTATGACAACCGCACCCCCGCCGAATCAACAGTGCTCGCCTGGGAAGAATCGGCCCGTCGTGGCCGCTGGACATTCGACGAAGCCGCCGACGCCATCAAAAACCACTACCTGAACTCCACGGATTTCATCATGCCCGGCCACATCACCCAACTCATTCGCGCCACCCGGCAGGACACCGCGATGCGGAACGACACGCCGCCTAGGGCTATTGCACCCGCCGATGCCAGCGGGTGGGTGGTCGGTGACGATCCCCACTTCGGTAAACGTAACCGGCCGGAATTGGAAGCCCTGCACGCCGAAACGAACGTGGTGCCCTGTCGGCACTGCAAACAAGAACCCGGCCACCGGTGCATCAACAGCAAAACCGGTAACGCCACGAAAATCCCCCACCCGAGCCGCCTGGTCGACGCGAAAAAGAAAGCCGAGCACGCAGCATGACCCGCGAAATAACTTGCCTCCGCTGCGCCATGGTGCTGGACGCCCACAGTTACATCAACCCCGAGAAGGGTGCCGAACCCAACGACGGCGACGTGTCGATATGCGCATACTGCGGCCACTGCACAATTTTCGACTCGACATCGCCAGACGGCATCCGCAACCCGACCCCTGCCGAGATCCAGGAAATCGAAGCACACCCAGACTTCCCTCATGTCGAAATGATCCTGGCCGCGTTACGCGGATTACGTCGGGGTGCGCGGTGACCGCCGCCCAGCGCGTGATCGGCATTGATCCAGCACTCACACACACAGGGATCGCCGTCATCGAACGCGCCGGTAACTCGTGCCTAGCGCAAACATTTGTGATCCGCACGGACCCGCCCGCGCAGGCAACTATCGAAACGGAATACCAGCGGATCACCACCGTCGCCGCACGCTCCGCCGCGGTGATGCCGAAAAAAGCCGCCCTCGCGATCATCGAAGCACCCGCCCTGGACGCGGAATGGGGTAACGCGTGGGACCGCGCGGCGGTGTGGTGGTGGATCGCTGGCATCTTGATCCAGCGGGAAATCCCCGTGGCGCGAGTGTCCCCGCTGACGCTGAAAAAATGGGCCACCGGGCATGCCGGGACCGCGAAACGCCCAGTGCCCAAAAGCCGCGTGGTGCAAGCCATGCACGGAATGTGGCCGGGGGTGCCCGCGACGTCCTCGGAGTTACGTCACCACGAATGTGAAGCGCTCGCGATGGCGCACATGTGCGCGCAGCGTCTTGGCTGGCCAGTGCCCGCTCGCCGGCACCACGGCGAGGCCCTCGCGGTGATCAAATGGCCCCCTGCCGCGCGGGTGGTTCACACATGAGCTACTACAACAACTGCCCCCACTGCGGCGCCACGGTGTGGCGCGAATACCAGGGCAAGAAATATCGCGCCTCGATTGGCGTGGAGATTCGCGGCGCGTACGACGGGGTCCTGTTCCACGCCTGCCCCGCATGTTGGGGCACCTGGCACCGGTGGCCCAAAAAACACCCCTTGCGCAAGGTCGCGGAAAAACACGCCGCGGTTTTCACCGCGGAAATGCGAACCAAACGGAGCAGGCCATGCTCGGAATGACCGGCGAGCAGGTTTACGACCTGCTCAGCTTGGCGGTGTTCGGGGTCCTAGCCCTCGCCTTGCTGATCATTTTCTTCAAATACCGGTAACAACGAAGGAGCCGCATGTGATCATCACTGATATGACGAAACGTGAACGGGAAAAATTCGCGCGCCACGCGGAACACACCGCCGAAATGGCGACGCGTTTAGCGAAATCCCTCCGCGAAGCCACGAACGACGAAGACGTGCTCATGCGCCTGATTTACCTCGTGCTATCCGGGGCGTTCTTCGGAGAGATGAGGGAAGTCTTCGAGCACGCAGCACACGTGCAAATCCCCCCCGACCCGGCCGGCGTGAACCGTCCAGCCGAATCAAAGAAAGAGGACTCGTGATTACCCGCAAACCAGTGTGCATCGCCGCCGCCTTAGTGGCGTGCGCCACCGTCGCCGGTGGGTGCGCGGTGGCTGACCCCGACACCTCCCAAGAGGTGTTGCGCTACTCCGGTGGCTGGTTCAATTCCCAGGCATTCGACACGTGCATCGGCCCCGGCATCAGAGACGTCGCCAGCGTCGGTCACCAGCACTTCTATTACCCCCACGGTCAACGCACCTACACTTTCTCCGACGTGGCCGGCGCCGACGCGCCACCCCTGGAAGTCGCCGTCAAAGGTCTCATCAAACTGAAAGTGCGCGGCTCGGTCACCTTCCACTTGAACGATGACTGCACCCCGTTCAAAGAAACCAAGATGGTGGACGGGAAACAGGTCGTCGTCGCGGACTGGCCCGGTGGGCTGATGCAGCGGTTCCACGACACCATCGGGAAACAGAACCGCGCCTACGCCGAGGATGGCGGCGCCCCCCAGCCCCCCGGTTGGGACGACACGATCCGTATCTACATCGGTGGCCCCATCAGCAAAGCCGCCAACGACGCCGGCCTCGGGTACACCCCCCAAGAACTCGCCGGTGACCCCACCAAGAACGCTGAATGGCAGCAGAAAGTGATCGCCGCGCTACCCGCCCTGATCACTCAGCAGGCCGGCGGTAACCACTTCATTGTGGACAATGTGCAGTTTTTGCAGCCGAGCTTGCCGGAAACGCTCACCGCGGAAATCGAAAACAATCAAGCTGCCGGATTGCGGCGCACCACGGCTGACACCGACAAAGCCACCGCGGATGCTTTCGGTGGGGTGGGCCCGTTCCTGGACTACCTGACGCGCCGGGCCATCGCTGACGCGATCAAAGACGGCAAGGTGCGGGTGATCCCCGTGCCGCAGGGCAGCAACGTGATTGTCAACGGCGGGTGAGATTCCCGTGCTCAAGGTCGTGTTCTACCCACTGATCGGTCTCGTCGTTTGCGGTGGGCTGTTCTTCACGGTGTGCGCGATCTCGGTGGCAGTAGGTGACGCTCGGCGTAAACGCGCCGAGCGCACCGCCCGCTGGGTGCCCTACACCACAATCCGGGGCAGTGGCCTGGCCGAGGTAGGGGTCCAACTGTTGGCCCGCTGGTGGCCCCGGCACCGGAAAGTCCTCCAACGCGAAACCATGTGCAGCGTTCCCGCGGACGATCTCCAAGCCCTGTTCGAGGCAGAAACCGAGGCGACAGTCCGCGCCCAGGCCTACAACACGCTCCAGCGGGAGCAGACGTGAGCCGCCGGCGCCGCAAGCGGCAGCCGCAACCTAAGCCCGCCGAGGTGGATTCGTGGCGCGCTACCGCCGCGCACCTCGCCTCCGCCGGCCTCTACGGCACATGGCAAACCCCAGCCACCGTCCGCAACGCCACCGTCCCGCAGCCCGACCTCGGTGGCCCACCAGTCGACAAGGACGGGTTCTGCATCGCCTGTCAAGAACAACCCGGCTGGTGCAAATGCCCACCACCGGACCAGGAGCCCGTCGAACTATGACCCCGATCATGACCATCAGCGACTTGCGAGCCGCCATCGACCACGCCGCCGAGGTAGTCGACGCCGCCGTCGCCGCCGAAGCCCACAACCAACCCCGCCCCCAAACGATCTCAGCGCTCGTGCTCGCCGCCGGGATGCTCCGACTCGCTGCCGGGCACGCACCCACCATCGCTGAACAACCCACACCGCAGCGACCCCCGGAACAGCCCATAACCCGCAGGGCCGAAGACGCCGGCTGGCATGGGCTCGCCCGAGCTGTCCGCGAGCGCCGTCAACAACTCGGCCTGTCCCAGCGGGACCTGTCCCGCCTCGCCGGACTGTCCCTCAACACGCTGGGGCGCATCGAAACCGCCCGACGTGACGCCTACTCACCGGCCACGTTGCAGGCGCTGGAGAACGGGCTGCAATGGGAACCCGGGTCCGCGAGCGAAATCGTCATCGGGCCCCGAATCGGAGACGTCTCATGACACTGAAACTGGTCATTGACGAAGACGACGCGCTCAAAGGCCTGCGCTACGCCGTGAAAACAAAAGGCCCCGGCTACCTCTACGAATCCCCCATCGAAGACGCCAGCGCCTGCGTCTACGTCGCAGAAGACGGCGACGGCGCGCTTTACCCGGCCTGCATCGGCGGCGTCGCCTTGTACCACCTCGGGGTGCCACTCGAAATGATGTATCCCGACGGCAATGACGAATCCATCGCCGGGCTCGCCGAGACGCTGAAACCCCGCGGCTATGTCATCACCCGAGGCGCTATAGCGGTGATCCGCGCCGCCCAACAAGTCCAGGACGCCGCGTTGAAAGACGATATGGATGAAGAGTCCCGCGCCAGGCTGCGGGCGAGATTCCCCGACGCATCGTGGGGGGCGGCGCTGCGCGCTGCCCACAACAAACTCATGGAGATGAGGGCAGCGCGTGTCTCCGATCCTGCATCGTGACTGGCCACCCCCACCGCAGCTACCGCCACCCGATACGGGGGGCATCCACTACGAATCCTGGTGGATCCTCGCCCTGGCGGTGCTCTCCCCGCTGGTGTCGTGGCTGGTCGCGGCGATGCCAGGCCCGCAACCGTGGGCCCCGATGATCTGGCCAGCGGGCTGGATCCTGGCAGTGCTGGTGCTGCTGGGCACCGCCTACGTACGCACCCGCATCAAATGACCATCGGTCAACCGACCGGGGGATTGTCACCGAGATTACAGACCGGATGTAACCACGGTGACAGGTCACGCCGTTGCGTGGATTGTGACCCCCGCCACTCATACGGAGCGTAGACAAACAGGTCGGTATGTCTCCACTCGATAGTGTCTAAAGCAGGACTGAGGGGGTGGTTCAAGCGACACCCGATGGCAGCAATCGGTGATGGTTAGCTGACAAGCGGTTTAACTCATCTCGTTAGCTGAGATGTAAGGTGCAGGTTTAAGGTGCGCGTGCACCCCCTGCGTACGCACCGCGATCATGAACGTTCCCGGAAGGATCAAGACAACAAACATGCAGAAGACCAGCGTGGTCACCACGAGTGACCTCGACGGCTCCCCGGACGCCTCGACACACGAGTTCGGTATCGACCGCGTGACCTATGAGATCGACCTCACTTTCGATCAGGTCCTCAAGCTCCGCGATGCCCTCGCCCCCTACGTCGCCGCTGGCCGCAAGGTCGGCACGACCGCAGCAGCGGGCGCGAAGGTGCGCGGACAAGCATCCGCGCGGGCCAGGGCCCGCCGCGAGTACCTCGACAAGGTGCGGGCTTGGGCCCGCGACAACGGGTTCCCGGATCTGTCCGCGTACGGCAAGGTCCCCGAAGACGTGATCAAGAGTTACGAGAAGGCGCACGCCGGCGCCAGCGAGGCGCTCTCGTCGCCGGCGTTCCAGGAAGCCGTGCTCGTCGGAGCGTAACAATTCGCGCTCAGTCAACGCTCAATCAAGGGGTTTAACGGACCGGGGCAATCCCGCAAGGGAAAGCGGCTGCCCCGGTCCGGATTGTGAAGAGAAGGTCACGCGCGGAAAGCAGGGTGATTGGGCCCGTTTCCTGCCAGGTAGAGCGAGCACGTGATGGTGGGCGCAGGGTGATTGGGCCCGGTCCACCGCTCTCAAGCTATCCCGGAAAGGGGGTGTCGAGGTGGTTGCGTCAGCGCTCAATGTGATGTCCGCTGCTGTGCACATCGCTAGAACGCTCCATGCCGCAGGGCTGGTAGCGCAGCTGGAAGATCACGGAAAGAACGCGCTCTCTGCGGTGGTGAGTGTCGTTTTTACGGGGAAGCCTTACCGGCTCACCGTGGAACCGGATTACGGTCCCAATGCGGCGAACGTGGTGTATCTACCGTGGGCGCTCGGCGAACCCCGCGAAAGCCCCCCGCAGGAGCCACTCAAGCGACACGACGACGCTTACTACATGCCGTGCTGGGCGTGCGGTGACGCTCTTGGTGACGGGAAACCGGTCCGGCTCATCGCGATCGGCGCCGACACCAACGATGAACGGGTCAGGCTTGGCGCCGGGCTGAAAGCATCAGTACCGCACGCCATGGTCCACGACGAATGCGCCACCGGGATATCCCCGGCGCTTGAGGCAGCGGTCATAGAATGACCGCCGCTACCCCGCCCGTGGGCGCCGTGCGCCATGGCCCCCCATGTGACGCCGCGGGCGGGTAGCCCTAAACGATAGATCCTCGCATTAAATGTGACGTCCCGTTAAGAAAGCGTGGTCCGGTTTTCGGGTGGTAAACGCGTTTTACGCTGCACTACATGCAGCTAGGCGTATATCGCCACTACAAAGGCCACGACTATCTAGCCATATTACTCGCGCGGGACTGCAACAATTCCGCCGATCATGAGCCCTGCGTCATCTACATATCCCTCGACGACCCGTTCACGGGCTGCATCAACGTCCGGCGCCTCGCAGAGTTCACCCAGGACGTGCACCTCGACGACGGCACAACCGTTGCGCGATTCACCTACCTCGGCCCAGGACCCCGCAGCCTCTACCGAAACAACAGCGAGGCCCAGTGACGGCCCGGCGCTGCGCCGGCCGCCGCTGCGACACCACCATCGCCGACGGGTTCATTTGCCACAACTGCATAGTCGCCCTGCGCATAGAGCTCCGCGACGTCCCCGACCTGCTGGCCAACCTCGACATCACCCGCAGCCGCCAGGACCAGCTCACCGGCCCATACGACAGCACCCGCGGCACCGGCGACCAGCCACTGCCATTCAAAGACGTCACCGAGGTCGCCTGGATCCTGCATAACACCCTCGCCGCCTGGGCCACCGACCTCCTCGGCCCCGCCGAGGCCCTGTCCACCCCGGATATAGCGCGCTGGCTGCTGCTGCGCACCGACACCATCCGCGTGCACCCCGACGCCGGCCAATGCGTCGAGGAGATCACCCACGCGATCCACCACGCCCGACACCGCATCGACCGCCCCGACGACCGGCGCCAATTCCTCGGCCCGTGTGGCGCCCAACTATCCGCCGGCGCCACGTGCCGGGAAGAACTATTCGGTGTCCCCTGGAAACCCACCGCCCGCTGCCCCGCCTGCGGCGCCGAACACAACACCGAGCTGCGGCAGCATCAGCTCCGCGAGATCGCCCAAGAACACTTGGGTACTGCGGTGGAAATCGCGGCGTTCCTGCGTTGCGTGGGGGTGAATTGCACCTCGTCGATGATCCGCAATTACGCCGCACGCGGCCGGCTCACCCCCGCCCCCGATACCCAGCCGCCGATGTACCGGATCCGTGACGTCCTCACGACATTACAGGACAGATACCGGCACAAAAAGACACGCAAGGGCGCGTCTCGTGCATCGGATAAATCCAGACAAGCCAGTTAGCACAATGAAAGTTGCAATAAACAAAAGCGGACGTTACGGTGCGGCAAGATCCCACAATCTGCCCGGCGGCTGGACCCCACGCGGTTCGTCCTCACGGAATCTGCGTTCCCCGCTGGCAGCCACGACCCGCTCCCTGGGATCACCACCCCGAAAACACGGGGCGGGTCGTTTCACACAGCGTGGTGGTGCGCGCCCTGGCAAAGGTGGCCGCTTTGATAGCAGGTGTGGCGATCCTCGCCATCCTCGCGGGGGCCATCGTCGCCGCATTCATCATCGGTATCGCGCTGCTATTCCTGCCCTAGCGAGGGGGAAGGGGCCTGCCCCCACCCCCCTACATCGGAGGCAGGGCCCCTAGCTCGCTCCACTACGCACCACACCCAACGATGCGCCGCCGCGACAAGACACGCGCCGTCCCACCCCCCGGGGCCAGACGGCCGGCGCCGGCGCAGCAACGAAAGGCTGATATGCGCACCCTTGCTGTCCTCACGTTGACCGCCGCCGCTGCCTTCGCTGGTGCTGGCACCGCGCTGGCCGACGGCACCTCCGCGGACAACAACACCCGCACCTGTTCGGCTGACCACTCGATCAACGTCCTCTCCTGCGACGACGTGCTCTCCGACCTGATCACCGTCCAGGGACTGTTGTGATCGAACGCCTCCGGGCGTGGCTAGCCAGCGACATCAACTGCGTCGCAGTGATCGTCGTCTGCGGGTGGCTTCTGCTGACAGGCCACTAAAGCGGGCGAACCCGCGGGGGCGCTCCTCGCCGAGGCTCCGGGAGCGCCCNNCGCCCCCGCCCCCGCCCGTGCGACGAACGGTCGGTCATGTGTTTGAACGAAAGGCGCACAATTGTTTGCCCTGCTCGCGCTCGTGTTCTTCATCGTCACCCTCGTCCTGCACATCACCGGCGGCGCCGAGGTTGACGTGATCATGATGGATCTGGGGTTCATCGCCCTGGCCGCCGCGCTGGTGTTCCCGATCGCGGTGCCCTGGAACCGCGTGTGAACCACGCCCAGGCCGCCGCCGTATACGAGACCGACGCCGAGACCAACGTCCACGGCATGGCCCAGCAGGGCAGAGTATCCGGCGAGGTACTGGCCCAGCTCAGCCAAACGCAGGCCCTGCTCGCGATCTCCCATCGCCTCGCTGACCTCACCGACGCGATCAAGGGGGCAGGGATACGGTCCCGCCAAAACTTCAGAGGCAACGCGCCCATTAGTTAATAAATGAGGGGGTGGGGTAAAGCCCCACCCAAAACCCCAGAAGTAACGCGCCCATTACTTATATAGGGGGAGGGGGTCGCGTCCCTCGAAAACCCCAGAGGCAACGCGCCCATTACTCTATATATATCAAAAATGGTGGTGGATGTGACAACACCGAAACCACCCAGGAGCCGAGGCCGCACCGGGCGCCCCTACCGGCGGCTCAAAGACAAACTTAAAGCCTCGGGCGCGCCATGCTGGGTGTGTG